CTTTAAGGGCTAATTTAATTTCTTTTTGAGCGTTTGGTAGTTGTACTTCAACAACATTGATAGAATCGATTGTATGTACCGTATCTGTATGTGCAACCACACAAGGAAAGTATTTAATATTTTCATCAGTTTGTTTTGTTGCATATATGTTGTAGAAGTTATCAACATAATAGGGGATTTTATTTTCATCCAACCATTCTGTTATAAAATCAATCATCAAATCTTCTTGATAAGTTTTGGTTGGTACCGATAGTACTTGTTTTAATAGTTCAAAATTTCTTTCCATACGACAAATATAGAAATATTATTTTGATTTACAAAAGTTTTTTTAATACTTTTTTTATATTTTCAAGTAATTCAGGATGATATAGAGCTAAATTTAAATCTTCAAGATTAGTAATAGACCTTTGTTCTTTTTTATTTCCTTTCCAAACATCAAAATATAATTTGTTTGTTCTGGGTTCAAATCTATGGAAAAATACTTGCATATTCTTACCTGGTAATTCAATAATAGTATTAAACCCACCAATTTTTAAAATAACATCAAGCATTTTATTATATTCTTCTTGGTCAACACCTTCAAAATCTTCCTCAACTCTTTCTAAAATCTTTTCAAGATTTCGAGTAACTTCTTTTTGGAACCCTTCTTCATCATAATCATCACAAAAAACATTATATTCCAAATCGTACCAACCACCAGGATCTTTATCACCATAAGTTTTATATAATAATGTTAACATTCCTTTTAAATCTTCATCTTCAGCATTTAACATTTTATATAGATTTAATAAAATGTTTACAGATGTTACAAATTTATAAGAATGTTGTTTTTGTACAATACCAAAGTTTCTAAATGGATTATTTGTTTCATTTCTTAGTATTTTTTGTACTTCTCTTGAAACACATTCTTCATTATATCTCCCATATTCATATGTAATATCAGACATTTCATCTGGGAATTTTGCATCTAAAAATTTTGAAATAGGTGTGTAATCTACTATATCGGCATTAAGTTGTAAGGTTGGATCGGTAAGACTTAAAATTTTATTTGTAAGTACAATGTTTTCACCTTTAAAAGCTCCAACAATATATCCTTCTCTAAAATCTTCTTCATATCTCCACATATCAAAATCATAATCATAGTAACCTCTACCAGTAAATCTACGCCACATATACTTATCATCATCATCTGTTACATTTAAAACTTCCAAAAAATCATCGTCATCATCAAAAGTAATTTCAACTTTTGGTGATTTACCTTTTGAATAAGAAATGTAATTAATTAAATCATCAGGGTAAGACCATCTACTGGTTTCTTTTCCTTTAGCAACTTTTTGTAAAAATTCATAGGTTTCACTTGCCATATTAGATAAATATAATTATATTTGTATTTATATATAGTTCTTTGATATTATGGGTCCGTTTTTGGATTTGACGGGCGTTGGTTGAATAATAGAAGCATGTCGGGACTGAATTAATCTCGTTAAAAACTGATTCACAAAACAACTGGCAATGTGCTAAACAAAATGGAAACTCTTGGATTAGTAAGAGGTTCTGAAGTTACTGTAGCTTAATTAGATACGGAAACGGGGGGTCGGCAGACATATAACCTAGCAACAGAAGTCGTAGTTTGATAGAGCACACCGGATGGCTCTCTAAATCCGATTCGGGACCATTGGTTGTTGATTTACGATGTTGAAGAACAAATCAAATATTTTGGGGTATTAGAAAATACCAACCTAAACATGTAGTCGTCTCTTAAACAAGATGAACCGGACGAGGGTTCGAGTCCCTCCGGATCCACCAATTAAAAAACCCACTCTTTTGAAGTGGGTTTTCTTTTTTTAGGATATTTCCTAATTACTTAACAACAGCAGTATCTTTTACAACAGTCGTAGCTTCAGTAGTTGCCTCAACAGTAGCTTCTGGTGTTGCATCTGAAGTTGCGTTTCCAGTTCCTTTTTCACCACAAGCCGTCAAAAGAGAAATTGTCGTAAAAAAAGCAGCAGAAAGTAAAACTAATTTTTTCATTTTGAATAAGGTAATTAAAGGTTTATTATAATAATATATATCAAAGTTTTTATAAAAAGAAAAGGGTAACTAATTGTTGCCCCATAATTTTTTTAAAAATCGGTATTTTACTTTTTTTACTGATTTTTTTATTATAAAATATTTTAAAAAGAACGTTGAGATTACACGTTTTATTGAGAACCTTTAGAGTCATTATTGTTTCTACTCTTATCCACCATCTTTTGAATGGTATTTCTCATTGCCGATTATTTAGGTGAATCACTCCTTAACGATATAACTACTCTCCTATTACTTAACTCTCTCCGAGAATGCCTTCCCAGTAAATCCTTGCGAGATTAGAGGTTTTTGGTAGAAATACATTCGGTCTTGGGAACCTTATGTGCCGTGAACATCTCACGACTAAGTGGGCAACTTCCGTTATACCGTGATGGACACTTTTCCATTATTACTTTTATGATTTTTATATCCAATTATAAAAAAATGTTTTTGTGTTGTGGATTATCGAAGTTGTGGTCCACCTAAAGTTTCATTATCTTTTGGATTATGAAATACTAAACAACTTCGTGAAACTTCCCAGTTTCCATACTTCAAGACTACTTCGTGTCTAACTTCTTGGTTCAAGTTTGACAAGGTGAATAACGGCACCACCCGTACATTAACATACCTTTCGGTTTTAAACAATCTCTAATATTGGAACACGCAATGATAAAATTGGATAATTCTATTTTTTGCAATATTCCTACGGGTTATTCCTATTAGTGTTCCCACTTCAATCAGACGACCCACATCGCCCAATCATCTAACCACTTTCCCTACAGCGTTGCCCTCGGTATTAAAGGTTAAACGGTATCCCGCTTGTGTACTCACGTTCAGTTTCCCAAACCGCAAACCATTTACACGAATGATTCACTTTATCCTGGTTTCCCAGTTTATTTTATGGACTATACACGGCCCAATATCTTTATCAGTTTCATTACTTACTCCTGAACGGATAATTCTATTTTCAAAGAACGTTTTCGGTCATTCCCGAATTGTTTTACAAAGTTAAGACATTTATTTTGATTTGTCAAGTACTTTGTGAACTTTTTTATTTTTTTTCTATAAAGACGTGGTTTGTACCGTATTTTGTTGCCATAATGTGGGCAAACTCCAAATTTGGTGTAAAAACTCTTTGTCCTTTATCATTGATGTATCCAAAGATTTCAATTTCAATTACTTGTGTTTCTTGTTCTGCCATTTTGTTTGTTTTATAGTTCAAACATAGAATAAATATTTTGGTGTGTCAATAAGGTTAAAGAATTTTTTTCATCAAATCTTTAATTCTATTTAATTCTTCATTTAATTTTAAACTTTCTTCTTCTTTTTTTAAATTGACTTTAGGTAGTTCAACTTCTGAAACTTCTTCACCACTACTAAATATTTCCTTAAATTTTTTCATGAAGGCTCTGATTTTTTCCAAATCAATTTTTATTTCAGCGCCAGTATCATCGGAAACTTTAACTTCAAATTTTTCAGCAATTGTTTTTATTTCACTTCTATTAAATTCCCTTTTACCCAATTCTTTTTCAAAGTAGTCCAAACATTCATCTAAAGAATTGAATGTTTTATCTTTCAAATCATTTATAAATGTTTCAGCGTCTGAATTTGAGGTTTTATCATCTTTTATAATTGAATCTTTTTTATATATTACAAGTGATGCTAAAACAATTTTTGAAAAATTGTCTTTAACATTCAAAGAATCTAGTTTTTCTAAAACACCTTCAATTATAGATTGTTCTTTAAAAGAAAAAGCGGTATAAAATATTTTTTTTATTTTTGGTACAACTTCATTAGATACTTCTTTTGAATCTTGACTTTCACTATCATCAGTTGATGAATATTTTTCATCTGGTTTTTTGTTTCTAACACCTACGTGAATATGGTCATAGTGGTCTTTAACATTCCAACCAACTTGATATCTGTAGGTTCCAACATTAAAATTAATCCACTTACCGTTACCTTTTTGTAGTAATTTATCTGGCATTTTATCTTCTGATATCCACCCACGTTTTACAAATTCTTCTCTTAGTTTTTTCCAACCTTTATCACCTTTTTCACCACGACAAGGTAAATCAATACCATAAGAATCTTTTGAACCATCCCAGTGGTCTGACCTATTTCCAGATGCTGTTAATTTATTACTTCTTTTTTGTGAACCAGGGTTAAATCCTAAATCTTTTAACCAAGATGCCATCTGTAGTGCTCTTTCTGCAGAACCGGCCCAATCACCATTTATTCCACCACCAAGACAAACTTTACCTTGATCAAGACATCCAGGATATTTAGAACCAGTCGCAAAACCATATGTATTTGTTTCTACTAGTAAATTCATATGTATATAAATACATCAATGAATTAAAAACCATTCTGGAATATTTCTATTTTTCCAATTTACAAAAGATTTTTTTGCAATCATATAATAATTTCTATAAGATTCGATAACAGAATCTACTTTAAATTCGTCTGGCATTGCTTTTGGTGGTTGTGTAAAATCTTTATCTGGAATACTTGGTTTGTTGTCCAAACACCATTCTATAATATCCTGTGATTTATGTCTTTTACCGTAACGATATGTATATTCCTTACACAATTCTAAACCAAGGTCACATAAATAAAGGTAATTCGAAAGACTTTCACGGGTCCATATGGCACAAGGGTGATTTTTATGTGATAACTTATAAGGAGCTTCTGAACCAATAACCCAATGAACACCACATAAAAGTTGAGCTGTTTCTAAAATCATTTTAACAACGTGTTTATCACAATGATACTGTGCACATTTTTTAGTATCAAAATCTAAAAAAAATATATTCATATAACAAAGATATAACTTTTTTTTTAATCAACAAAAAACCCCACCTAAAAGATGGGGTTCACAAAAAGTTATAAGAAACTTATTTTTTTGCAATGATTGACCAGATTGCACCAACTAGTGTCATAACACCACCAGTAATTTCAACAACAACACTTTCATCAGCCCATCCTTTCATTACAACGATACCACCAACAAATGTCAAAGCATGTCTAACAATTCCTAAAACTTGTTCTTTTGTTAATTTCATTTTAATTTGATTTAACGTTTATTTGTTTTTATATAAATACAAAAAGAAATGAAAAAAAATCAAATTATATTTTATTTTCCCTTATATCTTAAATAAGAAACTAAAAGAATTCCAATAAGAGAAATGGGTACTAAACAAGCAATAATTACTTCCATGATATTTGTTTTTTAATAAATACGAACACAAAATACGTTACAATGTAATAGATGAATAGAACTATATTATAAAATATTATCCACAAATTTCAAATTAACTTTTTTAGATGTCAGGGTGGGATTCGAACCCACAATGAGCAACCTTATAACTTTTCGCGTCCAAATTGCTCTTGGACCGTGGTGTTTTTCGGACTCGGCACCATGCCTCATTACACTCCTGACAAACAACGACTCTTCAGCTTTCTACTCCCAGCCCCGAGGAATTGTATATAACTTAGCCCATCTCACCGCTGTGTGGGAACTGAAGTTTACTAATGTCTTTTTCTTATGACAAACATAAACAATATAAATGATATTAACAATAGTGGTGTCATAATTTTTTTAATTTAAAAAAGGTGGAGATTTGAATCCAACGCATGATCACCCATACGCTTCGTTTCTTTTGTCTTAGGCACTCCACCATTGTAAGTTCTTCTTTGCTTGCGCCCCCATTCACGGACTTCCGATTTCCCAATGGGTTTTACCGTCCTATCGGAGTCAGGTAACCACTGTTGTCAGGACAGGATTCGAACCTGCACGGAATAAGTGTAATATTTACCTTATTCCAAGGAGTCTTGGGTATCTCTCCCAGCGTCTACCAATTCCGCCACTTGACTGTTTTTTTGTAGTTTAGTAGTTAAATCAAACTCTCGTTTCACTATCTTGATTTAACAGGTTGATACACTTTACGAGTTTCCCGTTTCTTACAACCACAATGTTTTTCAATATTTCAAAGAACCTTTATTCCTTATTTGTCTTACAAAGATATGTAGAATTTTTTAATCTACCAAATCTTTTTTAAACTTTTCTTTTCTTGTGTATTTTTTTTTATTACGATACACATTTGGCCTTGTTGCCATCTTAATTTCCTCATATGTAATCTCAATTGTTTTCATCGTTATATAATCTTTGAACGTGTTTAATTATTCTATTTATATCTTCTTTTGTTTGGTAACCTAGTACATCATTTGTTAATTCTGTATCATAACAAATTTCCCACTGATCTTTTGTCCCCTTTAAAATTGCAACTTCAAAAGTATCATCATCTGTATATGATGAATAACGAAAATGCCCCGGAAATTTAAACCTAGCAATCGAAAGTCCATATCCACAAGGAAAGAAAATCAATCCGTGTAATCCATCACCAACTTTATGTGGTCCAAACTTTATATCATCAAATGTTACCATAAAACAAAAGTATAAATAATTTTTTAATCTACCAAATTTATTTTTTGTATCTTAAGTAGGATTCCCTATTTAATTTCAAATGCCGATTTCATATGACGTTTTGTTTTGACTGCATCTTCAGGGTTACCAATAACAACACCGTCTTTGATTGTAAACGCATGTCCTCTGACCAATACAAAGAAAGTTCCTTTTGGGTTTTTCTTTACAAACGTACCAACAGTCATTTGTCTTTTAACTTTTTCACCTTTAACTTTTATTTCATATGAAAGTGAATATGGATAAATTACACTATTACTTTTTGTACCAATAGGGATAATTTTTTTATTATTAACTTTGATCACACCTTCAGATAATTTACTCATCTTAGATGCCGTAAAGTAGGTTCCCTTTCTTGGTTCTCTTTTAAACTCCTCTGCAACATACTTATGTGCATAATCATAAGTAACATCAAACGCCGAAGCAAATGCCCTAACAACACAATCATTTGTTTCTTTTCTTGCGGTTAAAGAATCACTATAACCTTTAATCGCACTTCCTGTAGATTCGTATGGTAATTGGTTTTTCATAATACAAATATACAAAAAGTTTTTTGATTGACAAAATTAAAAATTAACACGTACACAAGGATTTAACCCCTAACCGAACGGGTTGAAGCCGTTTATGCTAAACCATTACACCAGAGACATAGTAGTGCCCGACCTAGCTCGGGACCGACTTCGGGTTGTACCCACCCAAAGTGTTTTTGAAAAAAAATTAATATTCATCATTTTTTCCACCCCAAACTTCATCGTATTTTGGATTTTCAATCCAGGTATCTTCTTCACCCAATTTTTCATTTCGTAAGTATTCAATGTATTCTTCCAAACCATCAATTACTTGTTGGATTCTTTCTTTTCTTCCTTTTGGTGTTATTTCTTTTTTTAATCTTTTTTCTTGTGAAAGGTATCCAAATTCACCAGATGGTGTAAAAATATTTGCACTATCATAACCAAAGAAGATATCATCCAATTTATTTTTCATATCTAACTCTTGTTTGACTTCTTCTTCACTTTCTTTTACAATTCTTTTAATAAGTCTTGTAAGGTCTCTTTCTGTTAGTTTAATTACTTTTTTCATAATTTTTTATTTATAAATATTATATTATTTAGTATTCCCAACTTTTTTTCTTTTTTGGTTTGTCTGAACAAACAATTGGCTGGTCTACAATGTCCCACCTTCGGCTATAAACTTCTTCTGATATTGGCTCTTCTTCTTCGTGTGTTAACATATCATCCAGAATTTCAAATGTTCTTTCTATATTTTCACATATAAAATCACTAACTTCTTCTGGTGTAGGACCATCTACTGGAAGTTCGGCTTTAATTCTTTCATCACCATATTCTTCATCAATACAGACAAGGATTGATCCATATTGTCTATTTTCCATATCAGTTACTTTATTTCTAGCTACTTTGATTTTACAGGCTTCACCTGTTATTGGGTGGGTGTACTTAATATCTTCTTCGGAATACTTTTCTTCTTTAAGAATTCTTTTAATTAGACTTATTAATTCAGTTTCAGTTAGTCGTATTCTTTTCTTCATAAGAATAAATATCTTGAAGATATGAAAAATAATCTTCAGAATTTATAAATTCATTATGTATTTGTTCAAATATATCTTCCATAATATTTTTTTTGTGTAGTCCCGCCAGGATTCAAACCTGGAATCTACTCATTAGAAGTGAGTTGCATTATTCAATTATGCTACGGGACCGCATATTAAATCTTTTTAACTTGATATTTATGACCAGAATCTGAATTTAATTCAAAAATCTCTCTCATTTTTTCTGCTTCTTTTTCGGTATCAAATTCCCAAATTTCACTTTCGCTGTTAAGTAGTATAACTGGAACTCTTTTTTTGTTTTCGTCTAATTTGATGTGTTTTACAATTACGTACATATGATTTTTCTATAAAACATAAAAATTAAAACATAATAAATCAAACTCTTAATGAATCTTTACCAATATTAAAATCTTTGGTTTCTGAAATTTGTGGTTTTTTATTTACTGAAACACTCTTTGATTTATTCGCTAATGAATTTTTGTCTAATTGTTTTTCTGGTTTGTGGTTTTGTTTTACTTGACTAATTGGTGGTCTTTCTTTTATTTGTGATTTTGGTTTGTGTTTAACTTCTTCTATTATATAATTCCTAAAAGGTTGTGGTTCAACAGATTTATTCTGTAATAAACTTAAAGGTGATATGTTTTTTTCAACCTTTGGTATGTTTGGACTTGTAATGTCTTTTCTTAATGTTGTTACTGTTTGTGTGTTAAGCATAATATATGGTTCTGTGACCATTTTAATTATTGGTCCGACAGAATTTCGTTGTCTTGCTAATTTTCCATAATGTGCTCTTAATTTTGAACCCATTCCGGTATCTGGTCTACTTGTTAAACCATTTTTATGTATTCTTCTATAAAAATTAATTTTATTTGTGAACTTAAATTTATATTGTTTTGTTCCATATAATCTACCCATAAAATCAGAATCTGCGGCACACATCCAGGGTTCAAACCCGTTCATATAATCAAATATGTCTTTTCTAATTGCGAACACACCTTCACCAACGTGTTTTTTTGTTTGTGAATTATATGGTTTACCATCGACAAAATTTGTATAATATGGTTTTACACAATCGTGTGTCGTAAGACCCTTAATTGAATCTTCAACCATATTTAAATCCATAATATCATCGGAACCAAAGAATAAAATGTTTTTTGATTTTGCTAATTTTGATAAAGTGTTAAATACAATATAAGGTCCGTTGTTCTTTCCAAAAAAGAAAAATTCAAAATAACCTGGATAACTATGTGATTCGATATGTTCTTTGGATTCAAGGCAAGAATCAATACCAACCAAAACTTGTACTTTCTTTTCACCAATTGAATTTATAATTGAATTAAAACAATCTTCTAAATATTTTGTGTTTAAATATGTTGATATTATTATTGTAAGTTCATATATGGATGTCGAATTTATTGAATTTTTTATATTGTATGGCCAACCTAAATCGTTAACACTTAAATTTGTTTTTGTAAAAATATTTGGTTTTGTATCAAAATATGATTCTCTGGAATGGCTTATGTTATTATGTCCCTGTGTGTCAATACTATCATTATATAGTTTATCGTCAAAATATCTTCTAAAATTTCTAGAAACTTGTTTACAAGAAATAACACAATGGTTATATATGTAACCATCAATACCACTTTTAAGTTTAGAAAATGGTAAATTTTTCATATATTCCGTTTTAAGGGACATATTTAAATTTGTTAATCCTTTGAATTCATATAGAATTACTCTATCACTTATAAAAGAATAAAAATAACCTTTAGTTTGATCATACCAGTCATAATCTTCATTTACTATTTTTTCATAACTTATTTTAAGTCTTGATTTTGGTGAATAACAATCGGCGGCTTGGAGCATAAAACACTGAGATGTTGGGCTAACATTTTTTCCAATTTCAATCCATTTTTCAACAAGAGATACTTTTTCTTTTCCACTTATAAATAATATTTTAGAACATCCAACAGATTTTAATTCTTCTATATAATCATATAAAACATTTGGGAATATTGATTGTTCGTGTTCTTCTTCATATATGATAAGTTCCCAATTAAAATTTATATTTTCTTGTTTTACTAAACTTTCAAGACACACCCATGCTATTTTTTTACTATTGTAGACCGGGAGTGCAACAGTTAGTATTGGTTCTTTTTCGTTTTCAAAAATATTTTCTAAAATTATTTTACCCATGTTTTATATTATGATTTTTAATAATAAAGCCAATTATCGTTTATATTAAGATAATGATAAAAATCATCAACAATTTGTGAATTATCTTCCATTCTATTTTCATATTCTTTATTTATTATATTAATAATATCTTCATCATCCAAAAATGGTATTGCATTTGGTAAGTTTCCATTGTAGATACATTTCCTACCCATAAGACCTAATTCACATACTGTGTTTGGTAAACCATCGTGTTTTGTCAACCTAAGTCCAATAAAACACGACTCATATATTTTTTGTAGTTCTTCCTTATTGTAAGTGTCTTTTTGTGTTATATATATTTTATATGGTAATTTATTTTTAATTCGGTTCAAAATATCAATACCATAAAAATTATTTTCTACACTACCATAAAAATATACATTTTCACCTCTAGGTTTTTGATTTTTAATATTTAACGTTGGTGTTATAGGTAAAATTTCATTTGCAATATTAAACGTATTTAAGTCTTCTGAAATAAAACTGGACTTTGCAATATTTTTAACAGTTCTAATTTTAGGTACAAAATCTATAAATTTATCAATTTTATGTGAATCACTTCCACACCAAACAATTATCGAATTGCTCCTATGTAAATCAAAGTCTTCATAATCTTCTTTACGGTATAAACCAAAAAAAACGGTTGGAGTTTCATTATTGGTATATGGTATCAAATTATATTTTTCCATCAATTGATTTTCAAAATTTTTTACAGAGGCACTAACCCTTGCTTGAATAAATCTTCCCATAATAAATAAATACAACATAAAAACAAAATAGGAACCGAAGTTCCTATCTTGTCAGATACTTAAACACCTCCTTCTTTTAGATGGTTTATTCTTATTCGGTAACTACACCAAACAAGTATCTTTAGTATCCTTTTCTTTTTATATTTGTTAAAATTTTAGTTAAAGTAGATTCTGTAAGTTTTAAATTTTTCTTTTTAGTAATTGCTTCACTTAAATTTTTCTTAACTGTTTTTCTTACTGATTCGTAAACCGCAAAACCTTCTCTATAAAAGTTTTTGTCTATCAAACTTGAATTATTAATTCTAACACCGTTAACTTCTTCACCTCTTAACAATTTAATAATTTCTTTTAGATTAAGTTTGTTATTAAAAACACCAAAAGGTAACCTATCTGTATCAACTTCTTCAAAATCACTTTTTCTTAGCGGACCTTCATCGTCAAAAGCATTTTGTAATTTTTTGGTCGCAAGACACCTTTCAAAATAATCTAATTCATTACTACCTCTAAACTTTCTTGACGCTGAAAATGCTGCTGTAAGATAGTTAATTAATTTTTCTCTTGGGTTACCAATACATTTTGTTTTTTCAACATTATATTCACCAGTACCCGCTTGTGTCTGGAAAATTGGTAAGGTTGAGCTAGTTTCCAAAAAGTCACCAAAAGTAAATCTTTTATATTGGGTTTTTGAACCTGCTTTCAATGGGGTTAATTCAGAATAGTTTTCCTTATTAATTATCATTCCCGCATAATCTTCATCTTCAAAATCTTCTGGGAATTTCAATTTAAACTGTGATAACCCTTCAGTATCCATTAGTTCGTTATAATCTTCAAACCATTCAGATCTTGCATTATAGTTATCAATTGCATATTGTAAACTTCCAAAACCAGCAACACCTTTTTCTGGTATTTTATTCATTCTACTAATTCTTGATTTTGGTGGTATAATATCACCATTTTCATCGACAAAACCAAACATTTTTCTTAATTCGTCTTTTCTACTTCCAGTAACAACAGTTGTACCACCAGATCCTTGACTACTACCAGTACCTTGACTACTACCAGACCCTTGAGTTCCAGAACCTTGACTACCACCTTGATTTTGTGATTCAAAGTTTCTTTTTTCCCTATCTATTCTTTTACATTCACTTTCAATTTCTTCAATTAAAACCAATAATCTTGCTAACTTGTTTTCAACATATTTAGCATTTGGGTCATTTTTTTGTTTATCTAAAATCATAGCTTTTCCATCTGCTAAAATTTTTAAATTCCCTGGTTCACAAACTGTTTTACAATCTACTTTTTTTAATTCATCAATTGTCTGTTGTAGTTCTTTCTTACCTTCTGCGTTAACTAATGGAATATTGAAAACTGGAATCTTCATATCCCTCATTCCTTCAATGATTTGTATGGCCTCGTCTCTTTTTGGGTTTACGTAAGCACATAGTTTGTCATAGTCAATTTCATATTTTTTTCCTTGAATTTGATTACCACTTCCAGATTGATTTCCTTGTTGTTGATTACCACTTCCAGATTGATTTCCTTGTTGTTGATTAGTTCCAGAACCTCGATTTCCACCACCAGCATTAAAATTCCAATTACTACCAAGAAGACCAGAAAAATCAATGTTTTGTTCTTTAATATTTCTTCTTTTTGATTCTAAGAAAATATTTTGAGAGTTAGGATCATCTGGTGTCCAAGTTAATTTATAACCATTAAGTGCAATAGAACCTCTTTTTGTCATATAACCATAAATTAAATCTGGAAATAAAATAATATAAATATAATCTTCAGAAAATTTAACGTCGCTTTTACTTGAAATTGGTACGCCATTTCCAATTGATATTATTTTTCCTTCTTGATTTCTTGAACATTCAAATTTTTTAATATAACAACAACTATAAATTGATTTTCCGTCTTTACTTGAAATGTCGGTTTCTTGTGATAAATATTGTATATACCCATCATAAATTCTACCTGTTCTTTCTAGTTTTTCAAAAAATTTCTTTTGATCTTCTGGTTTCATTCCTTGTCCACCACTAGTGTTATCACCACCAGTGTTATCACCACCACTTGTTTTACATATTGTAGAAAAATCATCATCAGTAAATGTTGTTTTTCCAGTTTTTAGTTTAAGAGCTGTTTCTGTTTTTGGACCAAATAAACTATCTTGTTTTGCTCCAATACATCCTTGTACCTTATATATTATACCATTCGGATTTGGCGCTCCGCTATCTTTACAACCTCTTGAATATGTTGGTCCAGGACAAACACTATAACTAGTACTTGGACTTGGAGGACTTGGAGGACTTGGAGGACTTGGAGGACTTGGAGGACTTGGAGGACTTGGAGGACTTGGAGGACTTGGAGGACTTGGAGGACTTGGAGGACTTGGTGCTATTTTTCCATCACAATTATATTCTTTTGAATATTTTTTTGCGTTATTTGAATTTGCAGCCTTTACTGTGTCATATTCTGACTTATCTTTTGCGTCTCGCCAAGACCCACCAGATTTAATACAATATCTAAAATTACCTAAAATCATTTTTTACATTTTTTATTGATTATTTTATTCAACTACCCAAGTTTGATTATCAGCGTCAAATTTAACATCTTTAACAGTACCATCATTAAATTTAAAATAGTATGTTTTTCCATCTGCGTCATATCCAGAATCAATATACTTATATTTATCTTTTACTTCTTTAGTGTCAGCCCATTTTCTAAAAGATTCGGGGGTATTTTCATAATCGGTATCTAAAACTTCCTCACCTAAATTTAATAGGTAAACTATCCCATCTGGAGCCCAAGTTGCAATGGTGAATAAACAATCTGCAAAATCTTTTCCACTATTAATACCTTCAACACCTTCTTGTTTAAAGTCCCATATATTTTTAATAGCACAAACAGCAAAAGAAATCCCCCCTATCAAAAAATAAATTTTAAAAAATCCTTTTACAATTTTTATTGGTTCAATTTTATTTCCTTTTTTACCAACTTCAGCTGTTTCATTTAACCAACTAAAAAACGTTCTTTTAAACCAACCAGGTTTATTAGGGTCACCTTCAACTTTAGCTCTAGCATTTTCTAAATCTTTTATTACTTTTTGTGCCCATTCTGCTTGTTCAGCTGTTGTCAGTTTATTAAATGCCGCTTCAGCGGCTTGTGCGTTGTTTGAAAGTCTTTGAATTGCTGCTGTTAAATCTTTTACAACCATTTCTTTAGTAACACCTTTTGGGTATTTAATTAAACCATTTGTTTCAAGCTCGTCTAAAATTGAATTCAAACTACTCATAATTGTACTTTCAGATGTTGTATCAATATTACTAATTCTATTTGTTAATGCGTCCATCGCGGCATCAATTTCCGCCTGCGTTGGTCCGGTACCTGCTCTTCCACCAACTCCACCAGTACTTGTTGATTTTCTTACTTCATTTGCATCAAAATCTGCAATTTCTTTCTTTTTATTATTAATTGTATCCAACATTTTTTTACCAGCGTCAGAATTTTTTAAAGTTGTGTCACTTTCAATAAGTCTTCTGAATTGTTCTAAAATTGATTCTGTTGTACTTTTATTCTGAGCGGTAATTTTTTGTTTTACAACAACTTGTACACTACCTGGTAATCCACCTTGACCAGCATTGTTAAACGCGTTTGTAAAATTTACATCTGTCATATAACCACCAACTTTTTCATCTGCAAGTTTTGTTGCAACTTCTGTCAAATCATCAAAGACACCTGATTTAGCAAAAAATTCTTGCATCATTTCTTTAGTAACAGAACCTGGTGAAATTCCACCATTTTCGTCAGCAACTTTTTCTACAATTGAATCAAATGTTCTTGTTGGGAAGTCATTTGCAAGTTTTGTTGAGTATGAAAATATATCATCAACTGTTTTTCCTAAAGCTGCCAAATCATCCATAATACCACCAGGCATTGCCTCATCTGCTAATTGACGACCAAATTCCAATAATAATTTTTTATTATAACCACTAAAACCCATCATTTCTCTGATTCTAACTAATTCTTCTATAAGTAAACGTTCTTTCATAACTATAATTTTATAATAAATATGTTAATAATCTAATAAATGAAAAAATTATTAGACTTTTGGCCAAACTTGTTGACCATTTACAACAATTTTAAACGGATCATTTTCTTTCATTGTTTTAGGAAATACGATAAAACCTTTAACATCGTTTTCTCCTATAAATTCCTGAGCGTCTTCTGTTTGGGAATAACTTGCACAACAAGGGTCAACAAATTTAAGATTTTTATATCCAAGACCTTCAAGTAATGATGGTAATATATTAGTTTGTAATTGATTAATTATAATTAGTGTTTGAATAGTTGCAATTTGTTGTTGGGCACTAGTTGATAATAAATATTCCGCAGCTTTTTTTTCTTCTTCTTTTGCTCGCTTTATTGCTTCTTTATTTAAAAGCTCAGCAATTGTTGTTTTAACTTCATTATCGTACATCGTTTTTAATTCTGGGTTATCAAGAATTTTGTCTATTGTTAAATTTGTCACTTCACCAACTTTATCTAACCAACCTAATTTTTGATATAAAGTAGCCATCAATTCAAATTGATAAGCTTGACCAGGATTATTTCCCAAGTCTTCAAAAGCTTTTGTAACTTTTTCTTCCATTTCTTTAAGTTTTTGCTCTTGTTCGTTTGGAAATTGTTCTTTTATTTTTTTACCTATTTGTTGTAGGGCAATTGCAACAGGTGCAAAAGTCATAATTCCCCTAGCTAGACTTGCTTTTAATCCTGTTTGTGTAAATAATGATGTAAAAGAAAAAGGCATAGTTACTATAGTCGTTGTAATATCTTCAACTGCCTTTTCAATTGGTGTATATCCTAACTGTCTAGCATTTTTTAAAACCTTGTCAGCGTTTTGATTCATGTAATCAGCAACAGCTTTCCCAAAGTCTTTAGAACCATCGGCTCCTTTTTCACTTATGTTTTTAACCACAGTCATCCCAACTTGAAATATTTCTTTATTTTGTTGAGATAAGGTAGCTTCCCATAAATTTCTTTGTGAATCAGACCAAACATTCATAATTGTGTTCCATCCACCATCTACCTTTGCAACTTCATCTAATAAACCTTTTATTTCAGCTTTACCAAAGCTACCGCTAATACCATTTTTTAACCAATTATGAATTGGTTTTAATTCTGTTAAAAAAGGTATAAAACAAAATATTACCGTGATTCCAGCACCAACTTCATCTCCTCGACTTAATTGGTTTTTAATTAATGGGGCCAGAAGTGTCCCTTCCGCTATAATTTCAACAAGTACTACTAGAAGTCGTGTTCCACCATATGCTACCCCCTGTAAACCACCAACAATTGCAGCAAAAGCACCACCAACCATAGGTGCTAGACTAATTAAAAAGGTAGCAACCCAAGGTGCGACAATAGCAACAGCTACACCAACAGCAATTTCAATGAAAATACCCCATTTATCCCAGAATGTATCATTAACAGACCTTGTATCAAACATTTCTTTATCTGATGGATCCCAAAATTTTGTTCCACCAACTTCTTGATAAGGGGCCAAAGCTTTACCAGTTGGTCCTAATACATTTGTTACTTTGAATTCCCAACCATTGTCTGCACCATAACAAGCTTTAGCCGCTTCATAACCAGTCATCGCTTCTTTTTTAGGTCCAGTTTGTCTCATTATTCCCCAAGTTCCAAATAATAGTGCGTATTTTTTACTTGTTTTTGGATTTTCAAACATATAGGCTAAACCTAAGTTAGCATAAGAATCAAACCATTCTTGTGTTGGTAAACATAGTTTGATTTTTTTATTACTTACTACTGTAGTGTTATCGGTTTTTTCTTCATCGGATGTAGCATCAATTTCAATATATTTTTGATTTTCAATGGCTTGACCATCTTTATTTGTGACAGTACCAATTTGTATTTTACTTTTTACGTCCGGTGGTAAGATATCTTCAATTTTTGTTGATGATGTAATATACCAAACCTTTGGGCCTGAACCGTCCTTTGGCCCCATAATTAAAGTTGGTGGTGAATTAAAACCGTTAATAAATCTACCAGCTTCAGTTGGTTCCATAAATTGAGGAAGACCCAAATCATACGTTGGGTACCTAACATCATCGGGGTCAGTTCCTTCAACTTCGTTTCCTTTTTCATCGTAAATACCAGTACCAGGACTAGCTTTTGGTACTGCACCAGTTCCAGTGTCTATAATAAATTCATTAATTATTTTTTTAACACCCATTAGTTCTTGAATTCTTCTAAGTTCTAATAATATTTGTTTTTCCATCATATGATAAAATTATTGTTTTTTTGAGTTTATATAGTTATATATATCTTCCAGTTGATCTTCTGGTAATTTTGTTAACCAATCCATAAAAGTATCAGATGTTCCACCTTCGGCTTGATATAAATCAAAAATTTCTCTATTCATTTTATATAATTCATTTTGTGAACCATTTTGTCTAGCAATTGAGTTATCGCCGGCTTTTAAATCTAAATCCATTAAATGTTTTCTAAAATTAGGAATTCCATATTCTTCAAAACCAGCTCTTGATATTTTCATATAATTATTTGTTGCTATTGCGTCATCAATAAATTTATTATAATCTTCTACATTTTTAGCATTATTAATAACTGACCAATTTATTTTACTTGTATCACCAACTATTGATTGTAATCTATTTGTTGATGTTGGTGTTACATTTGAAGCTATTTTAGAAACTGAACTTGGTGTGGTACCTTCTTTAGATAAACCATTATATCCATTATTTTCTAAATATTTTGCAAAGTCTGTCATATATTGATTACCACCTTTAGTGTATGCAACACTTTCGGTTGTTTTTATATACCAACCACTTCTTGCAAAACCAGGAATCCAAAACCATTCTCCAGCTTCTTTTCCTGTTGTTCCAACATTTGAGCCAGATGAAGAATACATTAATGTTTTTTTACCGTTTGGTAACGTAACTTCCATCTGTGTTCTAGATCTTAAAACATCTTGGAAATTTGTACTTTCGTCGTTTTGTATAAATTTATATGAATTTACTCTACCCCTTTTTATTTCTGAAGGGTTAAATGTTTCTGGTAAATTTTTGAATGTTTCTTCAGCACTATTTTTAACTACAGAGTATTGATTTGGGTCAGTAACACCACCAACATCTTCTCTTGTCCAATTTTTTTTGAAGTCTTGGAAATCACCTTCACCAAAACCATCTTCTTTTTCTGTAACATTTTTTGCAACGTCAACATTTGAGCTTTTCTTAGTTTTATAATCTTCATAATCAAGAATTTCGGCTCTTTTATTTCTTATTTTATTTGATAATTCTTTTGCTTCTGGTGTATTTTTTATTTTTATATTTCCATCAAGTAATTTTTCAAATTGGTCTAAAATTTTTTTTGTCGTATCTTTATTTATATCAGTTATTTTTGTTGCTAAAGTATTTTTTAAATTTTCTGGAAATTCTTCTAAACCTGCTTTTGTAAAAACATCTTGAAAAGAAACGTCACTAATTTTTAATGTTGTACTTTCATCTGCAATTTTTGCTGCAACAGTCATAATTTCATCCATAAGCCCTGGTTGTGTTGCTATGAATTTTCTCATCATTTCATTGGTAACAGAAGCACTATCAATAGTGTTTTCTTTTGCAACTCTATCAATAATTGAATCAAATGTTTTTGTTGGGAAGTCATTTGCAAGTTTTGTTGAGTATGAAAATATATCATCAACTGTTTTACCCATTGATGCCAAATCATCCACAATACCACCAGGCATTGACTCATCTGCTAACAACTTTCCTACACCTTCTGTCAGAAATCTTTTGTTATAACTACTAAAACCCATCATTTCACGGATTCTTAGGATTTCTTCTGAAATTAATTTTTTATTCATTTTTTATAAATATTTATTATAACCCTCCTCCACTTAACTGAAATGTTATTTCTTGTGATTTAGATTCAGCATCAGTAGTGTTTGGGGTTGGTAAGATGTTAGACCTATTAAAGTTACTTTTTTCACCGTTATCAACACCTAAATCTGTAACTTGATTTTCTGTTGTTTTTGCATCAATTGGTTTATTTGTAGACCCCTTTGTTCCGATAATTTCAAAGTCCTTCAAATCCAGATTTAATACTTTTTCTTTTGGTTTTGGTGTTTGTTTTTTTGGTTGTTGTTGTTTTATATATGTTCTAACAGGTAACCACTTATCTGTTGAATAGTTAATATATCCACGTTCTCCAATAATATTATTTGTATTACAACCGTCTTCATAAATTGTTTGCCACCCATCACGCCCCCAACCTTGTCGTTCTGGTCCCCAGTAACCGCAATAGAAACTTAAATAAAATAAATTTTTTGGTCCTTGTGAAACTAAAAATGGGGCTGCTTTATTTAAAGAACTTAAATTTTTTTTACTATCTGAAATACAATTTGTTATTTCTTCATTTTGGAAATATGTGTTTTCGTTTGACCTTGCGTACTTCGATAACGACGCACGACACATGCCATATAGGATATGACCTAATGTCCTACTATGGGAACCATAATAATATTTTACAGTTGCATTGGGGTCGTTTTCATTTAAAAAAACCTTTGTTAAGGCATCACCAAATGTTTGTTTAACTTCGCCATAAAAGTATAATGGTGATCCTTTTATATCAAATGTTTTTGTAAGTGGTTGACAACCATTAAGTTCTTTTTTACCAGGAACATCTGGACAATAATCATTTTTGTCAAGAACACCATCACCGTCTCGATCTTGTTCCAAAATAATTTTTCTATTTTCAGACGAAGTTTTTTTAGAATCATATTTCATATTCAATAAAATTTTTTCTAATAAAAGGCTCTTGTTATTCATATTATAATCCTCCTCCACTTAACTGAAATGTTATTTCTTTTGCTTTAAATTCACTATTAATATTGTTTTTGATTATTCCAACACTTTTACTTTTTGAACCGCTTGATTGTTTAGCTTTTAAACTAACTTTAGCATTGGTACACACACCAAGTACTTCATCCCAAACATTACCCTTTAATTTACACCATTGTTTTTTTTCTTCCAATGTTTTTCCAGAATCAACAACTCTATCCACCTTTTTTATAACTGGTTCTGGTTTTTTTGGTGGTATTTCATAAGGGGGTAGGCTAACGTGCCCCCTCCAAATCTTTCCATCCACAACAGGGTAGTAAGTAAAGTCGCCAAATGTACAATCATTACCTTCCAATTCCATATAAATTTGATATGTACCATTGTAGTTCTCTGTTTTGAAAGGTTCAATAAAACCTTCTACGTAGTAATATTTTATTGGATAACCTTGTAAATCAATTTGAAATGGCAAGTTCATTATTAGTGGATTATCCTGTATTTTTCCTTTACAATGACTGGCTCGTTCTTTCTCTAAAATTTCCAAATTTGTGTGGTAATTTTTTTCACATTCATCATCCCACTTCTTACACTCACCCATATTTTTTGAACATCTATCTTCGTCCCAGTGAAAACTACCTCCGAATTCCTCACACTTTTTTTTTCTGTAGCTTTTGTAATCTTTATGACCCAACCATGGGTATCTTTCGAGGCAACAATCTGCTATGGAATTTTCAGTTTTAAATTTCGAAAGTTTATAACCTTCTGTATATTCCCAACTCGAACTACTTAGTTTATATCCAAACTTCTCTAAATTTGCAGACACATTACTCATAATTGTACCATATATTATATATTGAACTTTTTTATTTGGGTTATGGGATTTAGGACCATAAAATGTTATTATTTTTGGTTTACTTTCATTAAGAATGATTTTATTTTCAGACAAAGTTTTTTTAGAATCATATATCATATTCAATAAAATTCTTTCCAATAAAAGGCTCTTGTTATTCATAATAATGTATTTGCTTTTCCTCTTGTAATTTTATATAATGACGACCAAGTAACTTTATCATCAATTGTGTTTGCAACACTTCTTGTTAAACCGGTTTCCCATTTTGTGACAGTTGGGTATGCAGCTCCAGCTGTTGCACCACCACCTCCAGCGGCAGGTGCGTCTTGTTCGCCTAATTCACCATCAAAATCATTATTAAAGGTATATTTTTCCATTAAACCAATTAATTCTTCAAGTTGCATAAAATATTTCTTTATAAATAGTTGTATATTTAAAAAAAAGTATTAATTTTGTAGTTATATAAATAATACAATATGAAAACCATTTTTAAACTTTTTATTCTTTTAATTTCATTAAGTTCTTGTGTTAAATATACACAACCAAAACTTTTATCTTTAAGTGGTGAATATCGTGTTGATAAAATAACATATGAACAAACTGATAATAGTCCATCACCACAATCAATGGTTTTCTATCCAGGTGATTTATACGTGAATCCAAACGATGTATCACCTTTTGATTCAATACCAGTTGGTTTTTTTAAATTACATATGGATTATGTACAAATTAGATTTTCACCAAGTCCACAACCAGATGGTTCAACAGTTTGGAATAAAGCTTACTTTTATAATGTTGTTGGTGAAACAAATACAGCTTTGGGTAACTTAATTATAGAATTTGAAGGAACAAGAAAGGTTTTTAATATTATTGAAGATGGTGCTGAAACATTAGTATTACGTTCAACAGGACAGTGGGCTTACGGTTCATCTGGACCAAATGAATCTATCACACTCTTTTTGACAAGAGTAGGTCCGTAAGAAAATACGGACTTTTTTATATTATTTCAACTTTAGGTAATTTGTCCGAATGTACAATGTAATATTCATTTAAAAAAGAAAGTAATAAATCTTCATCTATTGTTTGAAAATCTGAATCATCTTCATCCAATTCATCATCATCAAAATTAAAAAAATCTGTACTTTCCTGGATTAGATTATATCCAAACTCTTTTGAATCATCCAAGTTAATAACATCATTTCTTATTTCATCTTCAGAATCGGTTGTAAGTCTAAAAGAAACTTCAACTCTTTTTGTGTCTTCGTATAAGTAGTAAGAAACAATTTCTTGTATTTCCATTTTAATTATATTTTTTAAATCTTCTAAACATATCAAGTGATTCGTTTAGTTTTTCCATAAAGTTAGGAATTTCTTCATGATCAACTTCATCTCTAAAACTATCTCCGGTAACTTCATAATTCATTGGCCCGGCTAAATCTTCAGAAAAATCCCTATCAATATCGTATTCAAAGTCTTCACCCAATTCATCAAAATCAATAACAATATCTAATGAATTTCCATCACAATGTGTACATTCTTCATCATCATTTTTCATTCCAAGTGAAACATATTCTGTTTCATCTTCATTTGGAGATGGGTATAAATTGTGAAAATATTCTCTATCAACATCTGACATATCTGGAACACCTCTTAAATCAACTGTACCATTTTGTAAATCGTGTGGACCATCACCAATTCTATCTCTTCTATCAATATCTTCATTGATATTCATATTTGTGTATGGTTTTACTACACCTTTATTTGATACGGTAAGACCACCTTTATCGTTTGCAAAGTCTTGTACATATAATGGTTGTATATTTGGTTGTTGACCATATTGTGTTACATAACCATCATAAATTGTTTTATGTTTATCTAAAATGTCATTTTTTTCAGCTTGTGACATTTTGAAAAAGTATTGTGCCATAATTTATTTTTTTATTTCTTTTATTAATGCTCTTTTTGTGGTAAAAAACATAAAACCTTCACTTAATTGTCTGTCTTCTTCTTCATCGTCTTCACTAACAACTTTTCTCCATTGATCAACACCTTGAAGTAATGCAAGTTTGGACCCACTAGCCCAATTTACATAATATACATTACTTCCTTGTACATTACTCACAGACTTAACAACTCCTGGAGTTCCAGACTTAACGGGTGAAAAATTATCATCCATTATCACACACACAACTTCATCTCCGACTTCAAGTGGTGCATTTTTTAAATATTTAATTCTACTTGCCATACAAATATAAATATAGCGAAATATTTATTTGTTATGAAGATAATAATATCAGAGTCTCAATATAAAAAAATTTTACTTGAGGAAAGACAAATAAACATAGTGGATAAATTGAAAGAGTTAGAATCTTTTTTCAAAAAAGTCGTTAAAGAAACAAAAAACCAAATCGGTCTTGACTTAAATTTTTTAACAACTTGGGGTGCAACAATTGCTGGTTTTGTTATGCCAGTATCAGATTTTATTGAAGGTAAATTTCCTGAAATATCATCAACTGAATTAGCATTAATTTCAACTGGAATAATATTAACGTACTATCATTCAAATAAAGAAATGTTAGGAAAAGTATTAGAAAAAATAAAAGAAAAAGAATTGGTTTTTGAATTTGATAGTGCTTTGGATGTTGCAGGTAAATTAAAAAGTGTTTTTTTATCTTTTATTGAAAGTTTGGCAGTACCTACGGCTAAAATATCAAATATGCTTGCATATACTTTTTTAATACCAATATTACCAGAGTTATATGAAGTTGCACAAACTGGAAGTTCTGTTGATACAAAAGAAATTGTTGGTCGAAGTCTTGCTTTTTTAGTTGTTAGTTTTGGTGGTAATTTTGCAAAAAGATTAATGTTAGAAATTGTAAAAAGATTTAAATCTTAAAGTCTTCACCAACATCATAGAAAATTCCAAATGTAAGATATTCAAATTCACTTCTCCAAATTTTACAATCATAAAATAGTACACCTCTAAGAGAATCTCCACTACTTTTTAATTCTAATGTTGGTGAAATATAAAAATTGGCAGCACTTTCTATTTTATATTTTAAGTTTATAATTGTTTCACTAATTAACTCCGGTTGATGATCACATTCATCACATTCAACATTACTCAATCTAAGACTAAATACAATTTCAGAAACAGTATTATCAGCAAAAGTATCAAATTCGTCAACTTCCATTTTAATATTGTTAAGACCATATTCCGATATTAAACCAGACCTTGATAAAATAACATTTTTTATTTTTTCAACTTTAGCTGTATATTCTTGTGGTACCTTCATAACAATTACTTATAATTTAATATTTTACTTATAACATCTGTTGCTTGTTCATCGGTTAACCTATGAACATCTTTATGTGTTTTAAACCATCTTTTAACAACAACATCCATTGGTGTTTTTGTTATTTTTGATAATCTTTTAAAACCAAAAACTTGAGCGTCAAGTTCGTGTGGTTGTGTATAATATTCATAAGGATCTTCAACATCATCCCCACCTAAATCAAACGTTCCCTTAACTTTTTGTTCAATATGTCTAATTTCGTGTGCAATAACTTCATTTAGTTCACCAACCAAATCATAAGTTATTCTTGTCTTATTATTTGGGTTATATTCAATTGTAACTTCAATTATATCATCATTATGGTAGTAATCGGCATTAACCTTGAAACTTTCTAGGTCTTCATTTTGTTCTAAAATAACTTCAATAAGAAAAACTTCTCCTAAATTTGGAAATTCATAGTAATCATTTTCTTCATCATAATAATTTGGTAAATGAAATTCACCTTCATCTTCTTCTTTAAATAATTTTATAATATCTTTGACAACAACTCGAATAACATCCCTTCTTCTACCATCTTCCAAAATTAAATTTCTGAACTTCATAATAATAAATACTTTATTTGACTATAAATTAAAATATATCTATTTTTTTAAAAAATAAAATAAAGAAATGGAGTTATTAAATTCACACCCAATAAAAAAATCTGACTTAGGTTTCCACGGAAATTTGTTTGGTGGTAAACTTCTTGCTTGGATTGATGCTTCGGCTGCAGGATATGCAATGCAATTATGTGACACACCAAGAATTGTTACGGTGTCAATAGATAAATGTAATTTTGAAAAACCAGCAAAAGAAGGTCAGTTAATAAAAATTTATGGTAAACCAGCAAAACTTGGTAATAGTTCTTTAACATTATATATGGAAGCAAGAGCACACAATGTTTATACTGGTAATCAAGCTGTTGTTCTTAAAACAAATATTAGATTTGTTAGAATCGATGAAGAAGGAAACCCAATTCCAATTGGTGAAAAGGGTAAAAATAGAATTACAAATTTAATTGAAGAAAATAATGAAAATGAAAAAAGTATTTGATTTTGATAATATGACTCTGCTACCAAATTTTAGTAGTATTGAAAGTAGAAGTGATTGTGATACAACTTGTATGTTTGGTGGTCATAGATTTAAACTTCCGATTGTACCTGCTAATATGGAAAGTATAATTGATATTAATTTAGCTAAAGAACTATCAAAAAAAGGTTATTTCTATATATTACATAGATTTAATATTGATGAATTTTCTTTTGTTAAAGAAATGAAAGACCATAATTTAATTGCATCAATTTCTGTTGGTGTAAATGAAGATTCTTATTACTTAATTGACAAACTTGTATCAAAAAATTTAATACCGCATTTTATTACAGTTGATATTGCACACGGTTATTCAATTAAAATGAAAAAAATGGTTAAATACATTAAAAATAAAATGTCGAATGTATTTTTAATTGGTGGTAATGTTTGTACACCAGAAGCTGTAACGGATTTGGAGTCTTGGGGTTGTGACGCGGTAAAATGCGGTATTGGTGGAGGATCAGCTTGTACAACGTACCATTCAACCGGATTTGGTAACCGTGGTTGGCAAGCATCTATGATTAAAAAATGTGTTAAAGTTGCAAAAAAACCAATTGTTGCTGACGGTTCAATAAAAGAACATTGTGATATTGTAAAAAGTCTTGTATTGGGAGCATCAATGGTTATGATTGGTGGTATGTTGGCCGGATTTAACGAATCTCCAGGTGAAAAAATTAAAAATGAATTAGATGGTCATTGGTACAAAGAATTTTGGGGTAGTGCATCATCTTCACAATCTGGAAAAACAAATAGAATAGAAGGGATTAGAAAACTTGTACCATATAAAGAAGTTTCTATTTTTGATAAGTTAAAGGATATTGAAGAATCATTACAAAGTGCGATTTCTTATGCTGGCGGGAATCCAAATACAATAGGCTGTTTAAATACTGTGAAATATGTTGTTAAGTGATGTTATCAATGTTTGATGAATTTTTAACTAAATAGTTTTCATCACCTAAGCTAAAAATTTTATACTTAGATATATCGATATTTAAATTGGTTAATTTATCCAAAAAACTTGTTGGTAAATTTATACAACCACTAGATAAATCTAAATTTGTTTCTTTAGTTAGTTTTGTACCATTTACACATTTAAACGCTTCATTTCTTTCTGTGGTATTTTTAACACCGTGTATTGCTGTTACCAATTCTTTACCAGACTCATCAAAAAAAGACCAAAGATTATTTTTTGGGGTTTCTTTTGTTCCGGCACCTGTATATTGTGTATAAGTTTGTCCTGGTCCAGCATTAAACACACCAGTTGGTGCAAATCTACCGCCAATTCTAGATATTGGGTCAAAACCAGAATTGTTTCTTTCATCATCATCCATTAAAGACCAAGCTTTAAATTCATCAGTTGGTTTATCTTTTCCCATAATTGCTAAAGTCCCAGTTAAATATGTCCCACCATTAGTAAAAAAATAAACTGTATTTTTAACCTGATCTATTATTAACCAAGGTTTATTTTGATAATTTGTTCTTATAGTGTTTAAAGCTACTTGACAGGCAGACTCAAATTCAATATTTTCATTTTGATTTTTATTTTTTACATTCTGTATTATTTCTTTTGCTTTAGTTGTTAAAATATCAGAAATTTTATTAAAGTCATTACCATATTTAGTCATAATTTCATTATAATCACTTAACGTGTTTTTATACACATCACTAAAAGTACAACCAGTTACATTACCCCTTTGTTCAACTAACAAACCATATAAATTTTTTATATGTTTTTTTTCACTTTCAGTTATTATAAATCTTTTTCTATACATTACAATTCTTTTATTTTTACAATTAAATCACCTTGACCTTTTATCACTCTATGATAAACACCTTTTGGAATAAATATTGTTTGTCCTTCCTTTAATGGTTTTGGGATATCATTATCCATCTGTAACATCCAGTTATTTGATTTAACAACTTTAACTTTTCTATCTTGTTTATCAAAGTGCCATTTTAATTCCCCATTACTTACATTTTCTTTGAAAAGTCTTGTTTTAATTCCATTTTCTTTAACTTCTTTGAAAGGTAAGTCGTCATTCTTTTTAATTTCTTTTGGACTTAATGGTGGGTCTAATAAAAACTTTTCATTTAGATATTTCCTTAATTCATTTTCAACAAAGTATTCTGGAACTTCTTCATCGTCTGGTTTTTCACTAGCAATTTCAGCAATATGTCTGGCAAACTTAACTTTTAATTTATCGTCAAGCATTGTCATTAATCCATCTGAAATAAAAAATATTTTTGATAACGGGTCACCTATTCCCAATTCCCCTTCAACCAAGTCAAACAATTTCATTATAGTTTTACCCCACCAAGTTTTATATCCAGTTGTTTCTTCAATCCCAGGTCTGAATATTTTATTAAAAGCTCTTAGTATTGATCCAGTAAAACCAGCAATTGCTAATTGTGGAAAAAACCAAGGAAGTAATCTCAGTGTTGCTTTAAAGCCACCTTCACCAATATGTTGATATAGTCTTTTTGCTTTTGCGTTTGTTACAATTTCTTTTAATTGTCCAAATGTAATTTTTCCTTGTGCTTCACAGAATTTTTTTGCATCACAAATGTTTTTAACTGCCCTTTCAGAAGGCTCAACTTCTTCATTTAAACTATCTTCACTAACATAATCTAAAGGAAATAATGGTCTGTTATTGAAATGTATTCTAATACGAAAATATTCTGGTATATAACCCATATAGTCGGCATTTTGTAATTGTAGGAAAGATTTACCTTCAAGAAGTATTAAATCTTCAACAACATTAAATCTACTAAATCTACTAGGTTCAGAATCAATAAAAAAATCAACTTTTGTCTGTGAATCTAATAATTCTTCTTTTGGTATTTCTTCATAAACAGAACTTTTTGGTCTTACACCAATACCATATAATTTAAGCTTTACCTTCGTGTGATATTTGTTTTCAATAGCCGCTTCACATACTTCTTTTAAGAAATGATTGAATATTTTTACATATCTTGGGTTAATAAATCTTTCGTATGGTCCCATAAAATATTACCAATTTCTGGATGATTTAAGACCTAATTTTTTGGCATATCTACCAACATTACAAGACCAATACCCAGCTGTGGTTCTATCTTTTTTCTGGTCACAATTGTGTCTTGCTCTAAATGATTTTGCTCTTCCTTTATTTGCGTTTTTAATTCTTAAATTCGGATCTCCAAATGTTACTTTTTTCACACCGCCACCTGGAGTTTTAACATATACCGCAAATTTCTTTGGCCCACCTGGTGTTCTAAAAGGACTTCCAAGCTTTACTTTTTTACCTCTATGTTCGGCCTCATTAATTGATTCCTTTACTTCAAATGGAACATCTAACCAAACTTTTTTTCCATTATCTAATGTAACACTTTCACCTAAGTTACTTTCAACTAACCACAAATCTTCTTCGTTAATATCCATTAAACCATTATTATAAAGTTTTCTCACTTCATTAATTAATTCAAAATATGCGGGTGAAAAAATCCTAAAAACAGTTTCAGATAATGGTATTTGATTATCCAAGTGGTATTTCAGATTTTCTGAAATTCTTACCGATTCTGTAAGAATCATTGGGTGGTTTATTTCTTCATTTATAACTCTTTTTATTATATTGTCTAACATAATCAACTATTTAGATATTTATTAATATAAATACATTAAAATTGATTAAATAAAACATATTTATTTTAAAATCATCATATGAAAAAAATAAAATTAACAGAAAGTGAGCTTGTTGCTTTAATTGAAAAGGTAATTAAAGAAAATGGCGATGTTCCGATGGGTGGTGAACAAAGAGAAAATAAAAAGAAAGAACCACCTAAACCTAGATGTGTTCCAGAAAATATGATTCTTCTTGACGAAATTGTTGGTCAAGCCGATGAATACGTTAAATATGCCCCTGGTGTTAATAAAAGAAGAATGGGTGTGAATTCAATGGTCGATACTCTAGGAATCTTAAATAACATAAGACTATTTAAAGACGTTAAAGATGGTGGTGCTCATTTAGCTTATGATATGATGAATAATCTAAATCGTTTTAGAAATAAAAACTATCACGATGAAACAACTGGTGAGTGTCATAAGGCTATGGATAAAATCATTGAACTATATAAAGAAAATGAACACGGTACAGAACTTGTTAAGGATATTGAACGTATTTTAAACCTACAAACAAAAGATGATGAATACACACCATCACCAAGAGCTAAAGAGTATCTTAAACAGTGTGTTAATCTTGTAAAAGGACAATAAAAACTTTGCTTAGGACCATTACTGGTTATGGTAATGTTAAAGGGACAATTCGCTACTGTCCCTTTTTTTATTATATGATATTTATATAAAAAGAACTATGATGAAACATTATTGGAAACCCACACCAAAAAAGTGGAGAAAATTAGGGGACGGATTACTGGCTGCCGCTGCAATTGTTGCGGTTGGTGGTGTTTGGCAGTATGACACGTTAAAAGAAATTTTTACAACACAAGAAATCAAAATTATGATTGTATCATCGATTGTATTCGGTGTTGTTGGTAAGTTTCTTACAAATTTCTTTAAAGAAGACGATAAAGAGTCCCAAGAATAACATTTTATCAGTTTTTAACTCCCCTCCAAAAGAGGGGTTTCTTTTTTTAAAGAAAAATTACTATATTTGTACTTTATGAGTGATAAGAAAGTTAAAAAACAAATAGAACGTAAGGTATTTGAACGTGTTATTACCCACGAAGATTGTACTTTAATCTGGAAATATGACAATTATAAGTCAAATTCTGGTCCATATGAAGTGGAAATCAAATACAATAAGAAAAAGGGATAAATAAATTATTTATATATATGAAGATTTTACCTGTTTTAAGTGAAATAATTAGTAAAAAAACCCTAATTTCTACCCTAAAATCAATGGATTTCAACCAAAAAGAGGCCGAAAATGAGGTAAAATACTACCTAAAATGGGCTTAAAACCTACCAAAAACACAAAAAGGATACCGAATTTTAGTCGTAGATGACAAAAAAGACATTAATTTAGACGAAATTGGGTCACATTTAAGCAAAAATAGGACAGAATTACTGTCAAATCACTCATTTTGTACTAGATGTGGGGAAAAATACTACCTAATTACAACAAAAATACCCAAAAAAGAAGTAGATATTGAAGAAACTATCGAAAATAACATACTTTACCCTAATGAAATGGAAATTACGGTTAAAAATAAGGGAAAAAACGTCAAAATACTGAAAATTCAAGAAATAAACATTAAAAATGACGAGTTTTAAGGTTGAAAACTTAAAATTTAGCAAAAAAAACAGTCTATAACCTTATTTTTACCTAATTAACGTCAAATGACCGTGATTTTGTATTTTTTTGTCGTTTCCAAAGATATTAAACACTAATTTCCATATATAAACACCATCTGTGCACATTTTATTGTTGAATGTACCGTTCCAACGACCATTTGGGTCATTAGATTTCCACACAATGTTACCCCAACGATTAAAAATGGTAAATTCAAACCCATTTATATCAAATCCACTAATCATAACTGGACCATATAATTGATTATTTTCATTTCCATCTGGAGTAAAACAGTTAGGTACCCAATAAACTACTCTTGGACAGTCTGTTACTTCAACTTGTATTGATTCTTCAACATAACAAATAACATTTTCACGCCTCAATACTATATTATATGTTCCAGTTTGTGTAAATGTGTATGTTAAGTCTTCACTATTATACACAATTCCATTAACTGTCCACGTATTTGTACCGAAACCACCATAATTTGACGTATAAGTGACTGTTTTACTTTCACCATCACACAATTCAAACATATGTTGACAATATGTGGTCAAAGAAAGACATAAAAAAGATACAAATAACAATAATCTCATTAATTATGTTGTATAGGCGATAATGTTGGTGTTCCATATACTGGTACAACAACTGATGTTGAGAATGTACAACCACCAGAACTTACAGTATATGTCACTGTTGAGGTTGCATTTGTTCCATTTGTTACGTTATCTGGGCAAAATTGGTTACCAACTACCCCAGTACCAGACCAAGTACTTCCTACCGGTGTTCCAACTAAAGTTACACAAGGATCTGATTCACAAAATGGCCCTAAAGCAGTAATTGTTGGTATAACTTGGTATATTAATACATTTAAATTAACCGGTGTTGCAGGACAGTTAGCTGGTGGAGGTGAAGAATAAGTTACAGATACACCATTTGTGATTAGTCCAGGGGCTGCTGCCGACCAGTTAACAGAAATTGAGTTAGTACCTTGACCTGCTGTGATAACACCAGGTGCTGTAACAGTCCAAGTATATGTTCCTAATCCAACAGATGGTACAGTATAAGTAGAAAGAGTTGTTGATTGATAACAAACCGTATCTGGGTTTGTTGTTGATAGTTGTGACAATGAAATCCCCGAAATCATCATCATTAAAATAAATAAAAGTTTTTTCATGATAGATTAATTATGGTTTATTGGTCCCAATACTATTGGAACTGTGTTTATTGTTCCGTTAAAGACATTAAATGGTGTTGCCAAATCACAAGAAGAACTAATATAGCTTCCCCATAGACCATCAGACCCTGGTGTGACTTGAATTAATAAATTTTGGGGTGTACATACATTTGCAACAGTCAAAGTGACACAGAATGTCCATACACAACTTCCTGCGTCACCAAAATCATTACCTGGGTTTCCATCTATTGTTAAATCGAAGAAATAACCAGGACCCACGGTTTGTATTGGTGTTGTTGTTGATGTTACAGAAGTCATCCAAGTCCATTGTCCGCCGGTTGCGTTACCACCACAGTTTAAAGGTGCTGATTGTGGTACAACAGATGACCAACCAGAACCTAAAGTTAAATCAAAACCTTCAATCCAGTTAATACCAGCCTGAGTATATCCGTTCATTGTATAACACATTGTAATAACTTGTCCTGGTAAATAAGTACCACCCACTGCTGGGGGTGTTAAAGTAAAAGATTGTGTACCATTACATTGTGTAAACCCAATTAAACTTATAAAAATTAAAAATGTTGATAACAATATTTTCATATACAATAAATACGTTAGAAATTAATTGAGGTTTTGTTTTTTACTTGTCAAATAAACATTCATAGGTTATTATTTATTAAATGAAGTATAAAAAATATCTACAGAAAATTATAGACAAACAATTTAAAAGAGATTTGGAAGAATTTTTTGGACAAAATAGTTATATTACAATAAGTAATTTAACGTATGTAAGAAGTAAGGATTCTTACTTGATAAGCGTAAACTTATATTTAGATGAACCAGAAAAGGTTGATTTACTATTTCCATCAGCTCTTGAATTATTAATACAAAGAGCTTGGAATGTTGTTGGCGATAAAAAACAAATTATACTTCAATCTTCGTTTGATTTAATTCCGTAATTGAACCATTTTCTATTAATTCTTTTATTGTTTTATTAGAAGGCGCTTTAATGTAATAGTCATCACCTTCGTGTCTAAAAAAACACCAACCAACAAGTAAAGAATTTAATTTTTTATAGGTTTCTTTATCTTTTACTTTATATACTTTTAATCCCACCACCATTTCATTCTTTCTTTTAAGATTTTAAACAATAAGTTATGTGCTTTTTCTTGATTATGTTTTGAAACATAAAAACATAAATCTTTTTTATCTAAATTGGGTCTTTCTTTTAATACTTTACGAACGCTTGATTGATATTTTTTTAAAAAATCATCATATCTTTCAGATAAAACGTCAACTTCCAAAAAACGGAAGTTTTCATTATCTTCAACAGGTTCAAATCTAAATTTAGATTCTTCGTAATTTAGATATTCAGTATTATAGAATTCGTCTTTAACTCTTTCAATGAGGTTTAAAACAATTGTCATATCACGATTATCTCTATCAACATTAATGTGACGATTTGCATAGATTATTTCTTTTCTCTGAAATTCTATTTTCTTTTGTAAGATTGTTAAAATATACCAATCGTCCCAATCTTTATCTTTATATAAAGTTGGCATCCATCTAAAGATATTTTTTATTCCGCCAATAAAATATCGTATTCTCCAATGTGTTTTTCGCCACAAGAATGGTAAAACCCCTTTTCTATTCCAAGCAGAATCTTTAGGTATTGTTAGTTTTTTGTAGTTTTTCATTTTCTTCTTCTTTGTATTGCAAATATAAAGAAAAAATAACTAATAAATTAACAAAAATACATAAAAAAGTTTCAAACAACCAATGCCAATCTGTTTGAGTCATAGATACGTGCGTTCCAAACCACATAAATGAACCATACTTGTTCATTAATTGTATAATTAAGTATTTGGAAAACTTTAACATTATGTTACTGTTTTAGTTGTGGATGTTGGTATTGGTGAAGGACTTAATTTGTTACCGTCTAAAACTTTAGCAACAAGTTCACCAGTACCCCAAGTCTTCAAAGCACTTTTACATTGTCTTGCAATTTTTTTAGCACCAATGTCATTTTTAAGACCATCTGTAATACAAGTATAATAACTTAATTTTAAAGTTTCTATTGTTGCATCAATACCTTCTTGTTGACTACTATAGTTTCTAACACCACCATTACATTTACCATCTTTTCTACTAAGACAATTATAAAATGTTGATTTTTCTTTTTTCTTCGTTGTGTTAAATGGGTTAAATGCTGCTTTTGCTCCTTCACCTTGTCTCCAAGCATACATAAATTTCATATTTTCTTTTGTTATTGGAGCACCAACACCAGTTAGTATTGCTTCATACACTTCATCATCAGATAAAGATGGTTTAGAAATTTGTGTATCATCTTTTTCCGAACCTAATGTTAAATCAGTTAAATTTAACCCAGAAGTTAAAAAAGATACTAACTTATTAACAAGTGATGTTGAATCCGATTCTTTTATAATTTTTTTCATATCTATAATTATTTAGTATAATACAAATGCCAAGGTTCCACAACCCTTAATGTACCAGGTGTTTTATATGTAACTCTAAAACCATAATTACTAGCATTATCTGCAACCCAATTTTTTACTTTTGGTCTTGCATCCCACCAAGATTCTTCAGTACTAAAAATATCAAAGGCTTTACCTGTGTGATGTTCACTGAATCCTGGGATTGTATTAGAAGCTTGTACATTATCAATTGATCGACCATCTTCTTTTACTTTTCTACCAAAATTTTTAACTTGGTCGTTATAACTTCGATACCCAGAAGCTATACCACCTTGGTACCCAAATTTAGAATTACAATCTTTTATTAATTTATTTATATTTGTTAGTGCTTGTTGGTTTACACTTCCAGCGTCTTCTTTCCAAGAACCTTCTTGTTCTAATTCTTTGTCTATATGTTTTTGTGTAATTTCAACACCCCAATCTGTTTTAAGTTTATCGATTGCCGACTGTATTTTAGATGGTAGTTTTGAATTTTCTTCTGGTTTTTCTTCTTTTTTATTTTTATTGTCTATTGGTAAAATATCCAGATTTATACCGAAAGTTAAATAAGAAACAATTTTATCAGTTAAGGATTTCAAAGTTGGTTTTTTAAAAATTTATAAGTATATTATTATAAATACTTTTTATTATGAAAAAATTTTTTTTAGATTTTTTACTTTTCAAGAAAAAAGGTCTATTGTATAAAACAATTTCTTTTTCAATTTGGTGTCAAATATTGAATATTATTTGTAATATTATTTTAACCATAATGTTTTACATTTAAATTAAAATAAACTATCCTTAATAAAAAAAATATTATGAGCAAAGTAAGTCTAAACAGTACTGTGACTGTAAATTACACAGGTAGATTGGAAGATGGTTCTGTATTTGATTCTTCATTAAATGAAGGTCGTGAACCACTTAAAGCAACGTTAGGTCAAGGACAATTAATTCCTGGTTTTGAATCTGGGTTAATTGATATGACTGTTGGTGATAAAAAAACGGTAGAAATACCACATACAGAAGCGTATGGTGATTATAATAATGAATTGATTACTGAAATACCTAAAGATCGTGTACCACAAGATGTACAAGAAGGTGCTATGTTACAAACATTTGGTCCTAACGGTCCAGTAATTGTGAAAGTTGTTAAAGTAAAAGAAAATGTTGTTGTTTTGGATGCAAATCATCCTTTAGCAGGACAAAAACTTTTTTTTGATTTAGAACTTTTGGGAGTTGAGTAAAAAAAAAGGGACTTAAGTCCCTTTTTTTTATTGTAATCCTAAATTTTCATAGGTTTGATTTTCTATTTCCATTGCACCCAATCCAGAACCACCTGTTTTCGTTTTATAAGACTTAACGATTGTTTCTGGTTCTACACCTTTAGTAGAACAAAGCCCATAAAGAGCTGGTTGTTTTCCATTTTCATTCAAAATATCACAACAAGAACTTAAAAATTTTACGTAACTATTGTATTGTGGTGATGTTTCTTTAACAATAACTTGTAATGCTTCATCCTTCTGGTTCCAATCGTTTACCCAATTTTTAAAGTAGGCTAAACAACTTTGTTTATTTTTTTTATTTTCACTTTTAAATTGTTTTTTTGCAGATTTTATTTTTCTTTTTAACTCTCTTCTACTTTGATTAATTTCTTTACCTGTCATCATTCCTTGGGGTTCAGAACCTTTAGGTGTTGAACTTAATGTATTTAAGTCTATTTTAGGTTCTATTAGAGTTGGTTTTAGTGTGGGCATTTTATCAAGGGCCACTTCGTCTGGACTTAATTGACCGTACCATCTATTTGTAGCTGTTTTACCAGTAGAATTTTTTGCTGTACCATCTGCAAATAAATATAATGGATTATTATTAGCGTCTATTGTTTTATATGCAAAATTACCCTTCCCGTCGTAATCAATAACAGTTCCAACTGGTGGAAAATTTTTCATTTTTGTTTTTCTTTTTTCAAAAAAACTTTTAGCCTCTTCTTCAGTTGCTTCCATAATCAAACCTTTCCATTCGTATTTTCTACGATTTTCGTGAAGATTTAAAATTCGTCTTTTTTCAGACTCACTTAATAAATTTTTCAAATAATAACTCATAACTATAAATTTTTAATCAGCTTTAGGTTTTTGTTCAAATGTTGGTGTTATATATTCTTCTGAATATTGTTTATCCCCTGGTAATAAACCAGGTATTTTACCTATCGGCATTCCTGGAAATTCTTTTAATATATCTTCAATAGTTTTATCACCCGGTAACTGGATTGGAATACCAGGTATTTTAATAATTTCTGGTAATTTTTCAATAGGTATTTGTTTTAAAATATCTGGTAATTTATCGATAGGTATTTGTTTTATGATATCTGGATTTTTAGTAATAATATCAATTATTAATTGAGGGTTTTTACTTATAATATCAATTATTAATTGAGGATTGTTTGTAATAATGTCAATAATAATCTGTGGATTCTTATTAATAATGTCAATAATAATCTGTGGATTTTTAGTAACATAGTCAATTACTATTCTTAAAAGTGTTTCAGGAATTTGTAATTTAGCAAAAATACAAAGAATTACTTCTAACATTTTTTGTGGCATTTCTTCAAATCTTTTAATTAAAGCATTAATACAACCACCACCTACTACATTTCCTGTTGTAGACATTACAGTTCCTTTACATTCAAATGGCATATCAAGTTGTACTTTACCAAAACATGCTTGTATTTCTTTTATATCTGGAAGTTTAACATCACCACCAGGTATTTGACCACCTGGTAATGGAAAATCACTTTTAGAACCATCTGGTTTCCAAGTTCCGTCACAAAAAGCGTTTCTTAAATTTATATTGGTTGTTGCGTCACCTTTGATACAAGGAGTGGTTCCGTTACAATTTGCCGCAATCCATTTAGCTTGAACATCTTTAAAGTTCATACCCATATCGGTAATAGCGTTGTAAGGAGTTTTACTTTTACAATTAGTGTCTTTACCACCACCTTGTTGATTACCTTGTTGGTTATTTCCAGAACAAGGGATATCTTCTTTATTTTGACCATCATATTTTCGACTTATAACTTTTTTACAGTTACAACTATATGATTGAATTATTACTTCACCATCTCCATTGGGTACTTTAACAACCATTTTAGATGGTGTATGTAACCAATAATAGGTGTAATTTGTACTTGGGTCATTTACAACAACCGCTTCAAACATTGTAGATCCTTTATATCCTATTTTTTCATATAAAAAATTTAAAGCCTTTTGTGGTAATTGTATGTTATTTACTTTTCCACCGTTAGCATTTCTAACACATATTGGGAAATCATAAAGACCTTCTTTCAATAATCGTGTTGTTGGATTTTTTTTAACTCTATTGTGTAGACCCAAAATTCTTTGTTTTTCAGATTCTTCGATTAATCTTCTATAATAACTCATAATTTTAATTTATTTATAAATATGTTATAAAACCAAAAAAATTAGTTTAAATCGGTTTTTGGGCTTCCTTTATCAATTCTTATTTGAAATTTAATGTCTGTGACTTTTAATTCGGCTGCATAATCTGTCATAGCTCTATAAACATTCATTGTTAAGCCAAAAAGTTTATCAATGATTGTTTCTTTTGTTATTAATTCTTTACCCATATTAAGCATTATTCTAATTTTTTCTTGATAAGATTCTAGTTTTCTGTGTAAAATTTTACCTAGTCTAATTAATTCTTTTTCTGTAAAATCTTTGAAAACAATATCCATTGCCGAATTAATTTCTGAAATTAAATCAATTGCTTCATATAAATTTTCTTTTAAATCAACATATTCAATATTTTCAGATTTTAACATATATCCGATACTTCTAAGAACTTGTGATAAATCTGTAAAAGTATCAATCAATACTTTCATAGAAGTACCGCCGTGATGAGCCATAACATTATAGTCGTCATAACCGGCAGCTTCTTCTGTAATTCTTTTTATTAATCTTTGGTATTGGTCTTCCGTTACTAATATTTTTGTCATAATTAATTTTTCAGTTCTTGTTGATATTTTCTAAGGATTTCAGAATTTTTTTCAATTCTTTTAAGTGTTTTTGAAAGATTTTTTCTGTTCCTTGGCTTTGTTTCTTCTTTTTTCATATAGATAAATATTATTAAGATTCCAATTCTTCAAAGGTTTGTTTACAAAAATTAATTAAATACTGTATATAATCATTTTCCATCCAATCTACTATTGCCTGAAAACTTTCAAATTTGGTCGGTAATTTTATTTGTTTATAGTACTGACCAGTTATTTCTTCATCGATTATTTCACCGTCATCATCTGTAAAATTGTAATATTCAGTATCAATTGGTAAAAAACATTTACCATCCCAATAAGGTGTTGCATAACCATCAAGACTATTTGTTGTTTCATTATCTGTTACTTTGAAATATACTGAACCTACAAAATCGTCCATATCTAAACTAATAAAATATTCTCCTGTAATGTACCGTTTTTTGACATCACTTTCATAAATTAATTTAGAACAAATTTCATTTAAATCATCACAACTAAATTCTGGTAATTTTGAATTTCTATAAATTTTATCAAGTTGAGGTATTGATAATCTGTATCTATCGATTGTATTAATAAAACCAATTTCATCAAATGATTGTGAAAGTTGACTTTTCAGTCTGGATCCTTGTTTTTCTGTTATTAGATATTTCATTTAATCTTCATCTTCTTCTTCACTACAATCAACATCATCGTAGTATTTTTTTATAGTTTTTAAAAATATTTTTTGAACTATGTCTCTTATAATTTCATTTTCTGTATCACCATCGGTTGCTGGATTATGTTTTGTATATACATAAAATATGTTATCAGAAAGACCTTCAAGAACAACTTCTGTATATTTACCTTTTCCAAAATATTCACCAAATCTATTTCTATAATAACAAGGTTGCTGATCTTCCATTTCACCATCAAGCAGTAGTTTCAAATATTCTGGAGAAATTCTCCTTAGTAAAAATACTAAACCTTTATCCATATTTTAATAAATACTAATATTAATAAAAAAACCTCATCGTAAAGATGAGGTTAAATTTTATATTTTTTTATATTAAATAAATTTATTTTCCCTTATCCATATAACAGCAATAAATTTTTTTCCTTCAATAACCGGTAATCCTGCGTGTAAACTATCATAATCTAAAGACCCATCTTCATTTAAATTATCCCAAACAATAAGTTTACCAATTTTTGGTTTTATTTTTATTCCTAAATTTATAAATTCAGTTTCACCACCTTCAAATGAATCGTTTAAATAAAGAAGACAAGTTTTTGTTCTTTGTCCTCCAGCAGATATGGTATTTTCAAAATATTCTTCAGTTGGATGGAAAAAATCGTGATGTTCTTTATATTCACCACCAACATCATATGAAACAATATGTAATGATTCCATATTTTCAATTGGTAAATTAACCAATTCAGAAATTTTCTGTCTATAATTTTTTACAATATCGTAATCATCATCGTATAACCAACAACTATTTGCTGTTCTATATCCATCTATCTTTTCACCTAAAACTTCTGCTTCAGATAAATTTTTGTAGGATATTTTAATAAGTCGGTCACAAATAATATCTGAAATAAAATTATCATATTCTTTAACCATAATTAAAATTATAAAAAAATATAAATTTATAAAGATTTTTGTTTAAAATTTTATTTTAGTTAAATCAACTACTGGTAAGTAATCATCAACTTTTAATTCAATCGGTTCTTTTTCACCTTGCCATCTTTTATAAAAACTTACATCTCTAGTGCTAAATTCGTCAGTTTCAAAATCTTCATCTGAAAATCCTTCAAACTTATAGTTTATCATATTTTCTGGTAAATGTATGTAAATATCATCCATAAACTTTTCTAACTTTCTATTAAATTCGTAACCAAAAT